GCCCATAAATGCAGCGGGTCGTTTTGATGTTGCTCAACTTGTCCTTGGAGATATGCGCAACAATATTCGTGAAGCTCTCTACATGAATATGCTTGGTGATCCCAACAAAACACCAGCTTCTGCAACTGAAGTCGCGGAGCGTATGGGTGACTTAGCCAAAAGAATGGGCGCGGCCTTTGGGCGATTGCAGTCTGAGTTGGTTCAGCCAGTTCTTCAGCGAGTTATTTACATTCTTAAAAAACAAGGCCGCATTGAGTTGCCAACAGTTAATGGGCGTGAGGTTCGTGTAAAGTCGATTTCACCACTAGCGCAAGCTCAAGCCAATCAGGACATATCAACAGTTGCTCGATTCTTAGAGCTAGTTGGTGGGGTCTTTGGCCCAGAGATGTTGCAGATTCTTATTGATGGAGAGCAGACTGCGGTACACTTAGCTAAGAAGTTTGGCGTTCCAGACAATCTAATACGAGATGAAGATCAGCGTAGACAGATTGCTGCAATTGCACAGAAGATAGCACAAGAACAGGGGATGCAACTTGGCGACCAAAGCTAATATTGGGATTGATGGTATTCAGCGTAATTCGGAAGCAGACCTGAATATTAGTAAGAATATAGCTCAAATCTTCAGCACACCTACAGGGGCCGAGGTGTTACGTTATCTTAGATCGATAACAATTGAGATGGTGAATGGCCCTAATGTTTCTACGGAAGAGTTGAGACATATAGAAGGGCAGCGTTACTTAGTTGGCCTTCTAGAACATCGTATCAATCATGCACATCGGAGTAAGAACAAATGAGTACTGAGGGAGCAATTGAAGTAGCAGCCGAAGATGGCCGCGATTTTGTAACTGAAGAAGACGTTCAGGCAGCGGAAGCACCGCCAGCACCAGAACGCCCTGAGTGGTTGCCAGAGAAATATAAGACTGGTGAAGACTTAGCTAAAGCGTACAAGGAACTTGAGTCTAAGCTTGGTGCTAAAGACGATGATATCCGCAACTCAATTATTGAAGAGATTCAGAAGGAAGCGTTTGCTGATCGTCCAGAAACCGCTGGTGACTATGTGTTGCCAGATAGCGTTAATGCAGATGAGTCTGTAGATAATGACTTGCTAAAGTGGTGGTCAGAGCATTCTTTTGAAAACGGCTATAGCCAAGAAGAGTTTGAGCAAGGAATTGAGATGTACGCTCAAGCAGTTCTTGGTAGCCAACCAGACATTGAAGCTGAGACTGCAAAACTGGGTGACAATGCAAGCGCACGAATTGACGCTGCGTCAGCTTGGGCAAGTAAGTTTTTCCCAGAAGAAACTATGTCAGCAATTGAACGCATGTGCGAAACTTCTGAAGGAATTGTTGCTTTAGAGACTATGATGGAAGCAATGAAAGATGGATCATTTGCTGCGGATGTAGAGTCTGTATCTAGAACAACTGAGGCTGAATTGCGTCAAATGATGCAAGACCCTCGTTATTATGATAGCACACGGCGCGATCCAACTTTTGTAAAGCAGGTTGAAGATGGCTTCAAGCAAATCTACAGAAGCTAAGATTTTGACAAGGGGGGCATTTTATATGACCCCCCTTAGTCCCTTTCACTTAGATGAGATTGCAGAGAATCTGTCACTTGAGAATCGTCGAGAGCTTAGAATTATGGGCTATACCGATCTTCGAGTAGCAATCAGCGAAATGTATGAGCAATCTGAGGCTTACATTGTTCGTAAGGAGAATGGCCCAATCATATTTGCTGGTGGTCTTTGGTACTCTGAGGATCAAGATTATCCGCAGATGTTTGCTCTCTTTATGAATGAGGCAATGAATAAGTATCATTTATTGGCTCGTGGATCAAAGATGTTAGTAGACTTTTTGTCTAAGACACAAGACCACATGACCATGACAATATTGTCAGATTATGAGGGTATGGCTAACTGGGCTGTGTGGTTAGGCTTTGAGCCAGTAGGTGTTATAGAAGCTGGTCACTATAAGTACATTGAATTTATTCGTTGCAATTTAGATGAAAATTGTGTTTACGATAGGACATCACGGCCCGTGGTACACTGATTGGCCCGAAAGGATACCCAAGTTGAGGTGAGGAAAGCGGATACCCGTAGTAACCCGAAACTTCAATTTAGGACTGTAAAATGGCTAATACAATCGACCAAGCCTTCATCAAGCAGTTTGAATCAGAAGTTCACATGGCGTACCAACGTATGGGTTCCAAGCTACGCGGAACTGTTCGTACAAACAATGTGACTGGTTCAACAGCACGATTCCAAAAGATCGGTGCTGGTACTGCAAACACTAAATCACGCAACGGCAATGTAACAGCAATGGAGCTGGCGCATACCAATGTAGAAGTCACAATGGCTGACTACTATGCACCAGAGTACATCGACAAGCTAGACGAGTTGAAAATCAATATCAACGAGCGTCAAGCTGTCGCACAATCTGCTGCTGCTGCTCTAGGCCGTAAGACTGACGAGATCATCACAACAGCTATGGACGCTGGCGCAAACTCAACTGCAATTGCAGATGCAACTGGCGCATTAGTCAAAGCTGACCTGCTAACTTTGTTTGAAACATTCGGTACAGCTGACATTCCAGAAGATGGTCAACGCTATCTTGCAATGTCACCTGCTGGTTTTGCTGACTTGTTCAACATCACTGAGTTTGCATCTAGTGACTTTGTTGGCCCACAAAACTTGCCATTTGCTGGCGGTATGACAATGAAAGAATTCTTGGGCTTCAAGATTTTCTCAACGTCTGCTGTAGCTGGCGGTAAGAACTTTGCCTACCACACATCTGCGGTTGGTCTAGGTATCAACTCTGACGTACAGACTGAAGTCAACTACGTTCCAGAGAAGGTATCACACCTAACCACATCAATGATGTCTATGGGTTCTGTTGTTATTGATGACAACGGTGTCTACGAAGTTCTAGACAACAACTAAGGAGATTAGATTATGGCTTATAATCCAGCAAATCTAACTCGTCTATCTGGCGGCTCTGGCGTTTCATTGTGGCATTACACTACAACTGACGCTGCAACTGTTGTTGACGCGGCAGGTTACTTCAATGATTCAGCGGGTATGTTTAATACAAACGACATTATCCTTGCTGTCACCGCTTCAGGCGGTACGCCTGTAATTAAGATTCTGTACGCAAATAGCGTTACGGCATCTGCGGTAGACGTTGTTGATGGTACAACTGTCACAGCGACAGACACACGTTAATAGGGATGGGGGCTACGGCCCCCAACTTTACTTATGCCTGATGTAGCAAACACACCTATCAAAGTATGCTCTCGCGCTTCTGTCTTGATTGGCGGCGACGAGATTCAGTCTTTTACAGATGGCACTGCTGAGTCAGCGGTTGCAGATGCAATCTACGAAGATATTGCAAGAACAGCACTGACAAACACGCGATGGCGGTTCGCAACAAATCAGCAACAATTAAATAGATTGACCCAAGAGCCAACTGGCCGTTGGGATTCCGCATATCAATTACCTTCAGGTTCACTGCTTCTTCATGCACTTACGGTAAATGAATTGCCAATTGAGTATGATACTTACGGCGATAAGGCGTATACAAATGCTGTTGAGGCAGATGTAGTTATTGCGGATTACACATATCGGGCTGACGAAAGAGATTGGCCCTCATTCTTTACACTTGCGGTACAGCACATGGTTGCTGGTGCATTTGCAGTTTCGATTGCGCGTGATGCCTCTCTGTCTCAGATGATGGATCAGAAAGCACAGTTTTATATGGCACAAGCGCGGCGTTTGGATTCACAACAGCAAACTACTCGCAAGCTAAATACATCGAGGTTTATTGCACAAAGGCGTAGCTAATGCAGAAAGTTAGAGTACCTATTAGCAGCTTTCAGTTTGGCGAAGTCAGTGATTCTCTTAGAATGCGCACAGACAGTCCTGTTTACGCTCAGTCTGCTAAAAAACTAGAAAACATGATCGTTATGTCTGAAGGCTCAGTTAAGAAAAGAACTGGGCTAAAGCATATTTATGACTACAGCATAACATATAACCCTACTTACCCTGCTCAATCTCATCTGTTTAAATTTGTTTTTGATGAGAATGAAGAATACGTCATTTCGGTAGAGCATCAAAAAGTTAGATGCTTTCGTTTGCTTTCTAATGGCTCAGTGTCACTTGTCTCAACGATTACTGCGGATGTTGACTCTGCTACTCTGCCTTTCGATCAAGAGTATTTGCAAGAGTATACATACGCCCAGTATGGCGATGTAATGTTTATTAGTCATCCTTTGTTTATGCCAAGGATGCTAACACGGACTAGCCTTACAAACTTTGAGATTAGCACTTTTGCATTTGATGCTCGAGCTGATGATATTGTTGTTTATCAACCTTACAGTCGTTATCACGCACAGGGTGTGACACTTGATCCATCTGCAACGACTGGCACTGGTATTACGCTTACAGTCAGTGAAAATTACTGGGATACGACTGGCACTCAATCTGGTGGTAATTATCCTGACTCTAAGCACGTTGGTGTTGTTGTTCGCTATGGAAAGAGTGAAATAGAAATTACCAGCGTTCAATCGGCAACACAGGCAACTGGCGATGTAGTTGACGAACTTAAAATACGATTAAGTGTTTTGAATCCTTTCCGCACAATTGATGGTTCTTCTACTGTTGAGGTAACTCACTTAGGTCATGGCTTTGGTGGCGGCGAAAGCATTACTATACAAAACGCATCTTCGGTTGGAGGTATTAATACTGGAAACCTAAATGGTGTTAGAACGGTTGGTGACATTATTGATGAGAACACCTACACCTTCACTGCGGGTGGCTCTGCATCTAGCGCAGAAGATGGCGGCGGCTATGTTAGCATTGTGTGCCACGCGCCTACTGATGATTGGGATGAGCAGTCTTACTCTGCTGCGCGAGGCTACCCTGCGGCTGTAACTTTCCATGAGAACCGCTTGTGTTTTGGTGGCACTCTTGCTGAGCCTGACACAATTTGGATGTCTCAGATTGGAAGCTTTTTTAACTTTGATGAGGGTGAAGCAGCGGATAACGAAGCTATTACTTTGACTGCGGCTACTGGTGACGTAAACGAGATTCGCTACATGATTTCTAATCGTGACCTTCAGGTGTTTACTGCTTCTGGTGAGCTATACATTCCAACGTACCTTAACCAAGCAATTACACCAACTAACGCGCAGATTCGCAAACAAACTCCATATGGTGCATCGTTTGTTCAGCCAGTGTCTATTGATGGAGCAACTGTTTATGTACAACAAAATGGCAGAATTGTTCGTGAGTATTTGTACTCTGACTCTGAAGAGGCTTATACATCGACTGCAATATCTACCGTTGCCAGCCATTTAATTAATGACCCTAAGTGTATGACTGTAGTTCATAGTGGCTTTGGTTTGCCAGATTCCTATGCTGCGTTGACCTTAGGTAATGGTGACATGGCTTTGTTCTCCTCTAATCGCGCAGAACGCAGAGCATCTTGGACAAATGTAACGACAGGTGGAAGCTTCTGTTCTGTTGTGGCAATTGAAGATCGTCTGTTTGTTAATGTTTGGTATAACAATCAGCTTCATCTGTGTGAGTTTAGCGGGAACATTGGTGTAGATAACTACATTACAGATCAGGTCATTAATGCTGAAGGCACTATTCCTACAATCCAATATGGAGATTTTGAGGGTACAACTATTGGAACATTTGGCCCAACAAGTCCAAGTGGGCGATGGTATGTTAATACAACGAGTGGAGCAAATTGGGAAACATATGACAAGCCAAGCTATAGTCGTATAGCAAGAATAATAAAAACGTCATCAGATAGTCTTCTTGGTGGTCAAACTGTATTCTATGCTAATGACTTTCAGTTTAAAAAGGGTGTGACTTATACAATAGAGTTCACACTTTACAACGCTGCGGGAGCGCAAGGTTTTGGAACAACTGCTGATGTAAGGTTAAAGATTGGCAGTGGGCCTATTTATACTGGCGATTGGATTACTGATTCTGATTATGGTGCGGGTGGCATTACTACATTTACAGAAAGTTTCACACCTACAGCAGATGGTTACTACGATATTCAGTTTGAAGCTGCTCATACCTCTGCTACTTCGTGGGCTGTTGGTCTTGACGATGTATCAATTATTTCTGCCGTAAATGAGCCACTTGATCTTAATGCTATAAACTCTGGTTTTGCTGCGGGTGATGTTGTTTCTGTGTTTGAGGGCGAAACATATATAGATGATGAAACGCTCGACTCAAGTGGAGCAATGCCAATATCTAAATTTTATGGAAAGACTGTAAGCATTGGCAAAAAGTTTACAGCTAAGATCGAAACCAACGAGATAGATGCATCTATGGGTTCTGGCCCAGTGACAGGTACAGTTCGTGGCCTTGCAAATATTGTTGTAGATTTTAAAGACACACGCTCTGCGAAGGTAAACTCTCGCAAGTTTATCTTGGAAGATGACTTCAGTGGGAAAAAAGAGTTTCGTGTGTTAGGATACAGTAGAACACCAACCGTTATCATTGAGCAAGATGACCCACTGCCAATGCAAGTAAACGGAATTGTAGCGGAGCTAGTAACGTAATGCCTATTAACTATGTTCAAGCAGCGTTTTCATTGTTTCAGTTTGGGGCTGGCCTTGCTCAATTTGATGCTGAAATGCAAGCAGCTCAAGCTAAAGAAGATGCTCGTAAGCTTGAAGCGTTCAACATTGAAACGGAAAAGGTTCGATCTGAAACAGAAGCAGTTCAGCGTCACAATGATCGCTTAGAGCAGTTTAGATTAAATACTAAGGCAAACATTGCTGCGTTCTCTGCAACAGGCAGAGACATTGGCGGCACTACAGTAAAGGCGTTTATGGAGCGTCAAAAAGAAATTGCGGCAGAGGACACTCGCCGTTCTGATCTTATGGGTATGTTTGAATCCATGAAATTAAAACAAGCAGCTAGAACAGCAAGACTTGAAGGCTACGCTGAGAAGAAGTCAGCAACACTAAGAGCGTATTCTGGTTTGTTTGAAAGCACTATGAGTGCAGCTCAGACTGGCTATTCATCATATACAAAACCTAAGTGAGATAACTAATGGCGGTAATACGAGAGCAGCGACAATTTAAGGTTGGGACAATCGGTGTAAACCGCCCATCTCGTGCGGGTGTCATTCTTGCTGAAGGTGTGGCTGATGCAGCAAGCCAAGTTGAAAGTGTCTTGTTTGATATCAACAAGGACATGGCAAAGCAGCGTGGCGCGGAAGCTGCGCAACAACTTGCTCGTGAAGACATTGTAGCTCTTGATGAGAACGGTCGGCCTAAAGCTTATAAGCCACCGAGTATTATTGGTCAGTTTGAACGCGAAGCTTACAATGCTGTTCTCATGCAACGCTTTGAGTCTGAGATTCAGCAAGACATGAAGAAACGCTCTAATGAGCTTGCTATTCAATTTAGACGCAGCCCAGAAGCTTACAAGAAAGCTATGGCTGACTATGTAGCTTCTACAGCGAACTCTGAAGAATCTACTGTCTTTACGAATTACATCACAACCCTTGGTACTGGCCTTGCTAACCAGCAATATCAAGGTCTTCAGTTGCAAGCTATACAGCGTCAGGAAGCTGATGACAGACTGGCTTACACTAACGACTCTGCGCAAAACCTAAGAGACATTGAGGATTCGGCTGCGGCAGGTAAAGATGTTAGTAAGCTTGTCGAGGGTGGTGAAAACTTAGATACAATCTATGTCCGCTCTGGAACAGTTCTTCCAAACGCAGTTACTAACAA